GAAGCGACTTCAAGATGACTTTCGAGATCGAAAACATTAAGAAAGAGCCAGAAAAACCAAAAACAACAGAAGAATACTTTGACCAATGTTTAAGAAAATGGGGTGGCAATGGGCAAAGGTGATCGTTACAGAAAGGTAAATCAAGACAAGTTTAACGAAAACTTTGACAGAATATTTAACAAGAGAGGTAATAAAATGAGCAAAGAATACATATATGAGGCAAGTGAACAAAGTGTTGATGTTAGATTGTGGACTATTAAAAGCGACAGACAATTAACAGAGGAAGAAGTTACAGAGATATACCAAGATTCACAGATAGATGATGAGGGAGAAGAACAAGAATATTCAACAGGTATAACAGTAACTTACGAGGGTACTGAATATGGTGATGATTCAATACCTGATGTTCAGGGCGATTTCAAGGAGTAATTATGAGCTATTCAAACGACTTCAAAGGGCAACATCAAGATTCAATCAACCAAGAATGGAATTGTTATTGTAACGAGATCAATTCAACCAGACATAAATATGGCTTAGATTCTAAGGTGTTTACGCCAAACGATAAAGAAAGATTCGCCATAGCATACATAGAGAGTAAATTAATCTAGTTTCCTCATAAATGGACATGGAAGTCCACTCAATCCTAGTCGTTCACTCATTCAATCCCAGTCGTTCATTCAATCAAGCCAAAACTAGCCAAATATTCGCCAAAACTAGCCAAATACTATTCAATCTATCTAGCATAATCTAATCTAAAAATCTTTAGAATTAAATTAAGATCAATTAATTTAGTAAATAAATTAATGCTTGTTTGTATGTAAATATATGATAATGTATTAAGTAATTAATACTTATAGAGGGTTATATTATGAATATAGACAATATTATATATGAAATGCTAACAGAAAATACTGGGATACATATGTTAGATAGTGGTGGTAAAGATGGTAGATCGTGGCAACGTAACCAAAAAAGAAGTTTAAAAGACTTTCAGAATGATAAATATATATCTTATGAAGATGATTATCCTACAAAGTCATTATTTCACCATTTAATTGAATCCTGCGAATACTTACCAGTTGAGAATAAAAATCTTATAGATTGGATAAATGAAGATAGATATCATTATATGGACAACCCAGAGGGCAGAGAAAATTCTTGGAATGATGTAGAAGATTTCATGCAAAAATTTATATATCCAAACAGTAAAATTAATTGTCATTATACATATAATGAAGAAACTGTTTTGTCTCAGGATATTCAATTTTTATATGCTGATGACATTTATGATAATAATATTATTGCAATATCAATCCATAATGGTGCTGATGCTAGAGGTGGATTAACTGACTATAAACTTTTTAGGGTTGATTGGGATATGTTCCTTAATTACTCACTTGATTATTATAACGACGAAGATACAAAAGAAATGTATCAAGGTGAATTAGCATGAACATATTAGACATAATAAAAGTATTTTTAGGGGCTATTGTTGGCTTATTCTTATTCTTTGGGCTTTCAATAGTATTATTACAATTAGATATATTATTAAACTTATAGAGGGCTAAATAATGATATTAGAAATATATTTTTTTACTTTCCTTTTTGTGTTCGGTCTTTTCCTTTATGGAATGGCAGTATACTTAAAGACAATTAATGAGAATGAGATGAGCTTTTGCAGATACATCTTATATGTTCCTTTGATCTGTATAATGCTTGTAGTAATAGCTAGATATTAAGAGGGATAACAATGGAAATATCAGAAATAATACACGATAGATTTTACAAAGAAATCGACAAGGAAACACATCATAAAATCAGTTTATTAAATCATAGTCTCTATGGTACTTTGATAGATGAAGATTACAGTTTTAATTTTCCCAAAATAGCTGATGAAGTGAGAGATACATTAGATTCTATAATAGATATTAATAATAACTGTTATTATGATAATTTTAATGAATATTGGTATGTAGACAAAAATGACAATCTAATCAACGACGAGTGGTCATTAGACCTAGAAGACTGGGAAAGAGAACATACTTATGAAATACGACCAGAAGACATACTTAAATCATTACTGGGTAGTGAGCTATACGATACTATTTATTAATAACTACATAATAAAGAGCCACTAAAATTAGTGGCTTTTTTATTACTTGCATTATATGAATATATGATATATATTCTAAATATGGTTGTTAGATCCATAAAAAAACTAACAGCACAATAAGTGCGATTAACAATAAATGAGAGGTAAAAATGAACTACTTAGAAAAATTAAAAGTTAGATTTAGATTATCAAATGACACTAAAAGAAAAGCGAATGCTTGGAAAAAATACTGCCATGAATATTCTAATAGAAGATTTGAAGATATTATGTCTGATTACATATTAGATTGTGATGAAATAAATGAAGATTTTATCAGACTTGGTTACAGTGCAAGTGATGTATCAAAACCTAGCTTTGTTTTAGCGTTTCCCAACCTATATGAAGAACAGTATGAAGATATGGTATGGAAAGAAATAGACTATAAAGAAAAGTACTATGGTAACCAAATATACGATTAAATTACGATCTAAATATTATATTAAAGGCAGTTTAAAGACTGCCTTTTTTATTGTCATGTCCAATAATAATTACGATCTAAATTAGATCATAAATCTAGGATCATAAATCGCCTAAAGTCCTTTAATTAATGGCTATTCGTTAGAAACTCATATATACCAACACTACAAAGCATTAATTATATGTTTCATTTGTCATTTATTAGATATTTGGTTTTTATTACATAGGTTATAAAGACGTATAGCCACGCATACACACACCAATATATTTATCTGGTACTTAGGTACTAAGCACATGATTTAAACTTGATTATGAGCATTGTAGAAGTTTCTGGAATGTCATTTGCTGATTATTCTAGCCACAGGACAGGCAACCCCCATGCGACCACAAGTATATGTGTGTAGTCTCATTCATATTCTCTTGGAAGAAATAGAGTGTATATTTGATACCACTAGATGTTGTGTTCAAAACAAAATAAAACACAAGATGTAGTTGAAATCTAAAAAAAAGGGCATAAAATAGGATGTGGATAACTATGTCTACTGAAAACCAAAGAATAGAAGAGATAATATCCACCTTAAAAACTCGGCAGCAGACCAATCGGCTCAACTACTACGAGCCATACCAGTTTCAACAAAGATTTCATCAAAGTGGATCAGAAGCCAACCAAAGGTTGCTGATGGCAGCAAACAGGGTGGGCAAGTCCTATGTAGGGGCTATGGAGATGGCTATCCATTTAACTGGCGAGTACCCAAAATGGTGGAAAGGCAAGAAGTTCAAAGAGCCCATAAAAGCATGGGTATGTGGGGCGAGTAATGAAACCACAAGAGATATCTGCCAAAAAGAGTTATTTGGGCAACCAGACAACCCAAGAGATAAGGGGAAGGGGTCTATTCCGAAACATCTCATAGGAGAAACGACAAGGAAACCAGGTGTGCCAAACGCACATTCATCGGTGCTTGTAAAACATAGAACAGGTGGGTGGTCTCGTGTTGCCTTCAAAGCATACGAAATGGGTGCTGAAAAATTTATGGGGGAAAGTATTGATCTTATATGGCTCGATGAAGAACCACCACAAGACATTTACTCTCAATGTATAACCAGAACACTTGACAAAAAAGGTCAGGTATACATGACATTTACCCCAGAATCAGGCATGACAGAGGTTGTGCAGAACTTTACATCGAATTTAAAAGCTAGACAGTCATTGATTACAGCAGGTTGGGAAGATGCAGAACACCTAACCGATGACATGAAAGAGCAGATTTTACAAGCCCTACCACCTCACGAGAGAGATATGAGGTCAAAGGGCATACCAATGATCGGAAGTGGGCTCGTATTTCCGATTGATGAGGACAGTTTGACCTGTGAGCCATTTATCATACCCTCTCATTACCCCAGGATTGCAGGTCTCGATTTTGGATATGACCACCCTACAGCAGTAGTATGGGTGGCATGGGATAGAGACAAAGATATCGTATACATCTACGATACCTACAAAATGTCGAAACAAACACCTGATTATCATGCAGGGCACATCAATGACAGAGAAGGTAGTCACTATATACCGATTGCTTTCCCTCACGATGGATACCAACATGATAAGGGGTCAGGGATTACATTGGCAGAGCAATACAGAGCAGCTCATGTCAATATGTTGCCATTTCACTTTGAAAATCCACCTGCACTAGGTGAGAAGAAGGGTGGTAACTCAGTAGAAGCAGGGATTATGGATATGCTGTCTCGTATGGAGCAGGGAAGATTCAAAGTATTTAACACCTGTTATGACTGGTTTGAGGAATACAGGTTATATCATCGTAAAGATGGCAAAATCGTTAAAATTAAGGATGACATCATGTCTGCTACACGATATGCAGTCATGAGTCTAAGACATTCAACAACAGAGACATCTAAGTGGAATAGTAAAGGTAGACTAGGACCAGATGTCGCAATCGTTTAGGAGATAAACATGGCATTACCATTAATACCACTAGCAGCGAGAGCAGCACTTTCACTTGCTAAAAATAAAAAAGCAAGGGAAGCACTTACAAAACCTGTGGGTCAGTTCCTTAAAAGAAGAAGTGCTTTAGAACAAGTTGCAAAAGCATCATCTGATGCAGCAAAGGCACTACCTGGACAACTTAGAAGGGCAAGTAGAAAATCACCATCTGCAAAAGCATTGACAGGATTTCCAGGTGGTCTAGGTATCGGAGTAGGAACAGCGACTGTGATGACTGATAAAAAAAGCCAAAAACCAAAGAAAGCAACAGGAAAACCTGATGTATATGGTGGCACATCTAAAAAACGCAAAATGAAGCCGAAAAAATTCAAATAATGGCTAATTTAATAGCATCACCTGCTCAAATGGCACTCAAACTACTAGAAGTAGAAGAAAGACTCGAAAAAGCAGAAAAAGAATTAGAAACACTAAAGGCAAAGAATGGCAAAAAAACCAAGAAAAATGACTGAAGATGAATTAGTCTCGCAACTAAACTCTGAGATATATGGGGCAACTGGTTAC